GAATTCCTTTTGAAATAGCTCCATCAGAAGTGTCCCAACTCTTAGCCGATGTACTGATGTTGATTGTAAGTTGTCTGTCATTGTCTGCCTCGTTGACTTTAACCTTACCCGAATATCCATTAAAGAAGGTGACTTTTGCATTTTCCTTGATTGAGCCAAGACCAAGGGCAGAGGAAAGCAAATCCAGCAAGGGATGCAAATTATATAAATTATAGGCTTGGTCAGCACCTGTTGAATCCGTACTCGCATAAACCTCCTTGGATTGAGTGCAATTTCGATTTTGCCCATCTTCAAAAGTTCGGACATCTTCTTCCTTGTTTTTGACGCATATATATATAGGTTGATTCCAATTATCTATAGCCAAAGGAGTGTCTGGCCATGAGAGAAAGTCACCATCCACTACAAGCGTTCCTGCGGACAAAATGAATTTTGTCTGCATCTTTTCCGTGTCAATTTCAGAATTTATAAAGTCATAGTCATCCAGGATGAAAACATTTGTCTTAACCAAGGCCAACAACAAAGGCTTGATGGTTTCGACTATCATGTCTTGGAGTGTCTTCAAGTCATCCAAGCAAACAGGCTGACCGCCCTCACTAAAAATTAGCTTATTCATAATCGTATAATTTTATGCTGTACGTGCGTCCAGCTGGTTTGTAAAACGATAACAGTTCCTTTATCCTTGTAAGGTTCTTGCCCTTGTATTTGTCTTCATTGGAGTCAAGCGATGTACAAAGAAACGTTGGAACCCATACGATGAAACTGTCTTTGTAACTGCTTTCTTCCTTGTATTTCAAAATGACACCAGTCTTTGAATCCTTGTGCAAATACTTGCATGGTGCATCCTCATGTTTGAAATGCCAATAGCTTGTCAAGTCTTCCTCTTGCGTCTCGATGTAAATTTGGCGATCTGACAGGAAGAACACATCATTCAAGATTTTCTCCAAGTATATGACATTGGCCGTGATGTCAAGTTTTTCTAAAACATTGTCACGATGCTCCATCAGTTTGCCGTAGATGAATGCCAATGGTAAGATGAGAGCCTTCAACAGGGCTATGAGAAACTTACTTCTCAAAATAGGTGGAAGTAATTGTACCACCAACTTCGTCAAGTCAATCCTGTACCACATAATTCAATGAGTTTGTGAGACCTTCTGCGATGAAGCTACCGCCCAAGGCCGTATAGTTATTTCCTTTAATCTCTGTGTAGCTCGTGCCACCATCTTCCATGTAGGAGCATTCTCCAAGTTCCACATCGTTCACTCCATCCACATTCAGAATGGCATTTGTCAGCTTGGTCTTGTTGAAAGTTCCACCATATACGATGCCACTCAAATATGAGTTTATGGCATTCTCCACAGGCTTGCTTCCATCGGAAATCATAGTGCCATCCGAATTGATGACCAATGGGTCAACGTAAATCTTTGCCCTGATGACAATTCTGTCAGCCTCCTTGGAACGGATGGAAAGAACCACTCCTGCGACCTTCACCCTGTTCATGTACTGTTTGAACACCGTTAAAACGTCGTTTGAAAGTGCCACAGGCTTGCCGTCCTTGTCACCGCTCACAAGTATTTGTACGCTCGTGCCCCTGTCTCTCACGGCTGCGTACTTCACCACTTGCTTGCTTTCGTCGATGTTGGCATACATATACTGTTGGGTGGCCTCGTTCAACACAAGGCTGTCACCGTACTGGAACGCCTTGGCCATCTTGTAGTACCATGGCACAGAGGCGACCACGGCCATGGAGACTTTTTCATCCACGTCCTTCGTATATTGCTCAAAGATGGCTTCAAGCACATGGCTACAGGCTGCCACGATGAAGAATATGATGTTCTCCAAGCTTACGGATGAAAAACAACGATTCCATGTGTCACCCTCTTTTAGCCCATATTTCTCACGGATGTTGGCATCTGCCATGAAGGCATCCGTCATCGTCTTTTTGATTTCTGATACAGTCCTTGCCATGTTACTCAAATTCTTGTGTAAATTCCTCGCCAAAGATTCTCAGGCGGACATTGCCGTTGTCCCTTGCGGTTGCAGGGCTTACGTCATTGTTCTTGCAATAGTTCTGCATGACTCTGTTCCATGTGCCGTCTGGAAGTTTCACCTCTGTTCCTGGCTCTGGGATGTCCGTGATGCCGATTCCATTCTTTTGGGCGATGGCTATCATGGCTTCCCATGAGCCAAACTCCTGGATGGCGATGTCTGCCATCGTCTGTCCGTCCTTGACCTTTGCCTTCATAACTTAATCTTTTTTGCCTTTCTTCACAGCGTTATATACAGAGCCACAAATGCAAGTGAGAATAAAAAGCCAAAAGGCATAGTTCAAGATTTTGTCCATATAGCCAGACTGAGATTTGACAATCTCTTTTTGTTCGTCTTGCCTTTGGTCATGTCGCTCGTTTGCCTTTTGCTTGTTGGTCTCATGCTGCGTCTGGGCCGTTGACTCGTTTTTGCTTGCCTTTCGGTTACGTTCCGTGCTTCGGTACTTTTCCTTGCTCAGGACGTTTCCGTCCTTGTCAAGTGTCAGCACGGTTGAATCCTTGATGTTCACGGAATCAATCACGTTCAACTCATATCGGATGATGGTGGAGTCCTTGAAAACAATGGAATCCCGAATGTTCACGGAATCCTTCAAGACAAGCTTCTGCGAAGACTCCACTTTCTTGCTCGAACCACAGGCGGCAAACATGATCACTGCCAGGAGTAAATAAATGTAATGTTTCATTTTGTCTTGTTTTTAGATGTCTTTGTACTCATCCTTGGCATTGAAGCAAGGGCAAGCCTTGATCCACTCATTGGGTGTTATCTTGCCATCATGGTTCAAGTCAGGGCTAAAGTCACGATGTCCCTGGATAATCGCATTTGGATATGTCTTGCGCAATAGCTTCAAGAGGCTCACCAATGATTTCTTCTGTGCCTCTGTGCGGTTGTCCGTTGGCTTTCCGTTTGCGTCGATGCCACCGATATAGGCGATGTTGATAATCTTTGAGTTCCATCCTTTCACGCCATTGCTTACCTTCTCCACGGCCAACATCTGATGAATCTTACCATCTGGAAGAATCACGTAATGATAGCCAGGGTATTTCCACCCCTTGCGCTTAAACTCCAGTTCGAGTTGCTTGATGGTTGTGCTTTGGCTGCCAGCCGTGCAATGGATTGCGATAAATTCTATTCTTCTCATTTTCTATTCAATGCTTGGAGGGCGTTTTCCACATCCTCTGTTTTTACGTTCAGTTTACTTGCGATTTCTCCCACAAGAGCCTTCTTCAGGAGTTTGAGGAACGGCATGTTCGGGAAACAGATCAGCATACTTGCGGATGTGCTCCATAGCTCCACGAGGATGATGCAAATGCAGATGGCACTTGTGGTGAGTCCGTTGCTCGCCCCGATGAGCTTGTCAATGAGGATGAAAAGCACAATTACGGAACCATACACCGCCAACTTGCTGAATGAATCCCTGGCAAGCTCGCTCTTTGTGAATCGCTTTTGCTTCAAGCTGGATGCGATTCCCCAGGCTGCGTCCATCAGCACCGCTGCCACCGTGAAGCCCACCATCGTCTCGTAACCTGCCAAGAAATTGGCTATGACCAGGAATATGGCAAGGAGCCATCCCCACACAGTGGACAATACCACCGTCAATTTATTCAAGAAATGTTCTAAAACCATTTTTGTTCGTTTTTAATATTTTGCTTTTATTTGAATGCCAGTTTGGGTGATTGTCACCTTTTCGACGATTTGCCCATCCATTTCCAGCTGTTCCTTGACTTTCGTTCTCCAATAGATTGGATCGTTGTCAAGCAACATGTCGCTGATGCCTACGCCAACGGATGGATTTTCTTTCAGCTCACCATTGTGAAGGGTAAGTAGCAGGGCTTGGTTCTGTCTGAGCACGTCACCCACCAGAAGAGAGCCATGCGACACCATTGGCTCCAGGATTGGAGAATCCTTGTTGTATTCAAGTTGTATTCCTTCCATGTCAATGCTTTATTTTCTCATCCTCATAGTCGCCCTTGTTGAACGACTTTGCGGAATCCGTTGGTTTGACCGTTGTGAACGTTCCACCAGGGTGGCTCACGGTCACTTGGTGTGTATGGTTGTTGAAGGCTTCCACAAGCTCATTGATCTTTTGGGTCAGCTGCCCTATGTTGATGAGACCTCCAAGCTTGCCACCGTTGATGACGATCGTCTCAATGTGGTCAACCTGTAGAACGACAAGTTCCCTGAGGTCTCCCGACAAGCTGCCGATGGTCACGGCACTGCCCACCTTGGGTGTGACCAGCATCAAGCCATCGTCTTTTATCTCGGAGGCTTTGAGCCTTACCCCTGGGATGGTGATGCCTCCCACGGTCACCTCACAGAGGTTTCCGTCAACGGATTTCACTATACCTTGGTAGATGGCGATGCTCTTGCCTCCACCTGCCAATGCCCTCAAATGTTCCTGTAGTTGTCTGTACTCATCCATAATCAACTCAATCTAAATCCTAAACTGACCTTTCTTTTTCCACCAGCACTTGAAAACTCGGTGTCAACGGCTGTCACAAAGTAAGTGCCATCCTTGTAGGGATAATCGGCATCATGGAGCGTGACGCTATCAGATGGACGGCAAACCGGTATGAGCCATCCTGTGATGCTTCCCTCGTAGCCGTCGAAGCTTCGACGTTTCACCTCCAGCTCGCCACGAGCCTTCATGGAGGGTTCGTCATTGGTGGCACACTTGATTTCTATCTTGTCGCCTCCTGTTGCTCCAGTCTCCACTTCCTTGACGGTTCCGTCTGGCATCAGGGCTTTCACGATGACTTGCACTTTCTTGTCTTCCGCACTATGATAGGTGAGGTTGTCTTCCTCCACGTTCAGGGCGAAGTCATAGAAGCATTCCACGCCCATCTTTTCGCCTGGAGGGTGTATGTGCAAGGTCTCATCCTGTAGGTAGATGTCAGCCCCACATTCCTCCTGTACCTTTTTCAAAACATCGTAGCCAGTTGCGTTGTTGATGACAAACTTTCCGTATGTCCAGGAATAGGAGCACTCCACCTTGAATGAGAGACCACACCCAGAGACCACCTTGGCAAGGAGATCCTTCAAGGCTACCTTTTGAAGCACTTCGTTCTTCATGTCCTTTCGGAACAGAAAGATGTCATCCTCGCAATATAGCTTGACGTTCCCTCCATCGGTGGATATGCGTTGAAGCCATCCTTCGAACTCAGTTTCAAGTCCTGCCTCTTCGTAGCCAAGGGTGATTATCACCTTGTCGCCTCGCTTTAGCTTGTCTTCGACCTGGAGGGCATGGTTGTACTCTGATGCTGGAAGAGTAATGACAGCCGTGTCCGCAAGTAGTTCCACGCTCCGATGGATTTCTACCTTGTCAATCATACAGAGCTTGTATGTGCCGATTCTGATGTCAAATGCCATGGTGTACATAATTCTATGCGTTTAAGTCGTCACGGCTCAACAGCAACTTGTAGATGTCATCACTGTAGGCCTGTATGGTGTAGTTTTGATTGATAGTGCCAGAAGTGAAGGGAATGTCCCAACTCTCGATGGCAAGTTGGCTGATGCCGAATATCTCAAGCAATGGATTCAGTGCCTTCACGTGACCAGCCTCACAGAAACTTCTGAGCTTTGCCACGTCCGCCTCAGGGTACTTGCCATCCATGCCCATCAAGATGCCCTCGATTCTCACGCTGTAGTCATCCTGCGTCCAACGTTCCTTGATGCTTCCCCTGATTTTGCCCTTTGAGACGTTTCGCCTCACAAGTATGTTCTGCCCATTGACGCTGATCATTGGCTCCATGGGGAAAAGCCACTCTTGCGCTCCAGACTCTTCAAGCTGGAATCGAAGGGGCAAGACCATCGGCACGCCTGTCGCATTCGTGCGAACAACGTCTTCAAGCTCTGCATCCGACATGGTTTCCACGTCAAAGCCCGAACTGTCTGGAATGGTCTTGGCCGCTGACATGTAGCCAAGGTTCACGCCATGGAAGTTGTTCTCTCGAAACAACCAATAAGGAGGAACCTTGGTGAGTCCCATGGCTCGCAAGGCCAAGTTTTGGAGTATGAATCTGTTTGTTGTGCTCATCGGTCTGTACTTGTTGCGATTGACAGGGCACGGTTCATGCACTGGAGCACGATACGCTCCAAATCGGCCGTGTCGGTCTTGTCATTCATTGTTACTTGTATAGTATCAAAAAACTTGCCTATGTTGATGTGGATGTTTGAGCTTCGAGACCCACCAGTGGCAAGAGCTTCGGCCGTTGACTTTCCACCTCCATGTCCACCACGTCCACCTTTTCCTCCCTTTCCTCCCTTGCCGTCACTTGATGGTGAGCCGAATGAGAAGGCTGGGCTTCCTTTGGTGGAAGGGCTTGAAATCTTGTGGTCAGAAGGCTTCTTTCTGTCCTTGGCACTTTCCCTTGCATAGTTCTTGTCGAAATCTTGCTTGATGCCCCCAGCGAGTTGTTGGGTAGCCTTGAAAGCCTTGGTCGTGCTGGTGATTCCTGTCAAGTCCTTGACACCATCCACTGCACTCGACCATGCACCGCTGAAATCTCCATTGAAGAGCTTCGCCAATGCCTGTCCCACCTTGCCGATTCCACTGAGGAACGTCTTGAAGCGGTCTATAAGGTAATCTTTGATGATTCCACCAAGTCCCTTGATGACCGACCACATGGTAAGGAGAAAAGCACGAAAACCAGCGAACTTATTCCAACAATATACGACACCAGCAACGAGGGCTGCGATGGCAGTGATGACAAGGCCGATTGGGTTGGCGTTCATGGCTATGTTCAAAAGCCACTGTACACCTTGCCAAACCTTGGTGACGGCTGTCACAACTTTCATCACGCCCACAAGCCCCCATAGGGCTATTGCCTGGGCATTGAAGGCGATGGCTCCAACACCAGCTACTACAGCCACATAGGCTATTTCCGTCTTCCACTTCATAAAGAAGCCGATGACACCGCCAACGATGGACAGAAGGAATTGAAGGGCGGACGCTATCGGTGGAACCAATGCGCCAACAATGTCCATCAGTCCAAGCACAACAGGCTTGATCGCATCGAACATGCCGATGGCTGCTTGCCTGATGTTTCCCATCATGGTTGAGAACTTTCCGCTGACAGTCTGGCTCAGTTTGTCGCTCATGCCGTTGAAAGCACCGCCCTCGCTTGTGGCATGGGCGATGGCTGCTGCCACCGCATCAAAGCCTATCTGTCCCTTGCTCATCATGTCTTGAAGCTCGGCGTATGTCTTACCTGTCATTTTTTGGAGTTCCTTCAAAGGGTTGAAACCTGCATTGATGAACTGCATCAAGTCTTGCCCTTGCATCTTTCCTGCTGATGCCACCTGTCCAAAGACAAGTGAGAGACCGCCAAGCTTCTCTTTGTCGCCCATGGCAATGTCGCCAAGTTGTTTCAGGTATGGAACCACCTTCTGTGCGCTTACACCGAATCCAAGCATCATCTTGGCATTGTTCTCCAAGTCCAGAGGCTCGAATGGGGTCTTTGCCGCAAAGTTGTAGATGTCACCCAGCATCTTTGCCGCTGCCGTCTCGTTGCCAACAAGCGTCTTGAATGCCACGCTTGTTTGCTCGGCTTGCGCCCCGATGGATGAGATGGCTGCGATGCCTGCACTTGCAAGGGTATAGGGATTCATCAGGAAATCCATTCCAGGGAGGGACATCAGGGAGGTCTTCAAGTTAGAAAACGAAAAGGCAGATTGGAGGCGACTTTTTACAAGGGTCGCCTTTCTGGTGATGTTGTCCAGCTGCTCAGACGTTCTTCTTGCCACACTCAGCACATTGCCTTCGTTGGCTTGCAACTTGATAAGAAATTGAAGTACACTTTTAGCCATCTGTCTTATTCTCTGCTTCTTTGATTTCCTTTAAATACCTGATAGTCCACGCCCATTCCTCATCTGAAAGCGTATCAGGATCCAGGAATAGATTATATCTCAGCAAGGTGTTCATATAGAGAATGTCCTTTGCCTCGACATCATCTATTTCCGCATCCTCTAAAGCTTTTTTATGTCAGCCTCCTTGATAGCCAATACGTCTTCAAGTTGTGAGCACACTGCGAAGAAAAGGTCATCATTGGTCTTGATTTCCTCATCACCGTCAAGCCAAATTTGGTTGAGCAAGGTTTCTTGTGCCTTGACAGGATTCTTCACCACTGACACATAGCTGTATTCCTTGCGTGTTGGCTTGCGGACAATACAGCTTTTGCCTTGGGTCTCTATCTGGAAGATTTCGCCATGCTGTTTCTTCCACTCTTCTACTTTTTGCTTATCTATTTTCATTTTTCTATTATTTGAATGTTATTTGAATGGTGTCCAAACACTATCCTTTCTTCTTATCCACAAAGATGAAAGGAAGTTCCTTTTCCTGGAACTTATCACCTTGCTTCCACTCGGTGTTGTCCTCAGTGAACTCTGCACCCACAAGGATGTCTGTCACGATGACATCACCCTTTGTGGCATTGCCGTAAGAAACGACAAGATCAAAAGAAGCATCAAGGATGTCACCACCGCAAGCTTGGCTCAGGGCTTCATACTCACTTTGCAGCAAGCCAATGGAGCCTTCATAGGACTTGTTCCCTCGTTGCACACCTTGTGGCTTGTTGCCCTTGGCATACAAGGCTTCCTTTTCCTGCTTTGAAGAGTATTTCACGGAACGGAAACCTGTGACAGGGCGACCTGCCATGACTACATTGATGTCTGCCCACTCATATTCCTTTGAATTAAACATGTTCTTTAGCTATTACTTGTTTCTACTAAGAATCCCAGATTCACGTCCACATATCGGGCATATCCATATGGACGCACTTTCAGAGTTACCAACACCTTCGAGGTGCTGAGTACATTTTGCTTTTCGTCAATGTAGCACTGGCATCCCTCACCATCGGAATTTGCGCAAAGCTCGCCATTGGCGGTCATTTGTTTGTTGATGCCATTTCCCACGGTCTGTTGCCAGCTCTTCACAATGCCAACTTGCAGCGTGCCGTCAACATTGACTTCCAACTCATCAAGGAGCATGTCAAGCATGATGTTGTATGCCATACGATACGCCTTGTCTATCACCCGACGGTGTGCGATGTGAGCATAGTCACCAGTAGGATCACATGCGAGGTTGTCATCTGCAAAGAAGTAGCCTGAGCGTCCCACATACTTACGTGGCACAAGGTAGCCCTTTTCATAGATGGACTTGATGGTGCTCTCGGACTCATCTATTTTCTTGGCTCCCACATACATCTCCAATGGGGCAAGCGAGCCATCCTTCACACGGCCTATGTTACGCTGCACTGGACTCTTGGCAATACGTCCAAGCCAAGTGCCAATGGTTGCTCCCTTGGATGATGCCACGGTGTCTCCAATGGCTATGCCCACACGGTCATACTTTTCCTTGGTCATGTCCTTCAATTCCTTTGATGGGTCATAGTTACGGCCTTCAAGGATGAAGAACAATGGGGCATAAAGCTCAGTGGTGGCCCATTCTGCCAGCTGCTGTGCCTTTGGCATGGCCGTGAAGACATCAGGGTCAATACCATTGATGCTCGTGCCAGATGCACCAGTGTTGATGTTGGCGATGCCAATGCCCCTCAAATTGCCGTTCTGCTTTGTGATCAAGTCCCTCGCATATCCTGCGTCTGTCTTTGTGTAGTCACACATGTTGGTCGCTGATGTGCTTGGGTTGACAGGATAAAGAATCAACTTCGTGCCTGTACCTGCCTCGTCATAAAACTCGGACACCTGCTTATAGAGGGCTGCGTTATTTGTCGCTGTGACTCCAAGGTCAGCAAGGTCATCCATGCTTGTGATGGTATAGGCTGTGTTAAGCACAAAGGTTCCTGCCACGGCTGCTGCACCGCAAATGAGGGCCAGGAGTCCGTCGGCACTTTCACCGACGGTTCCCAACTGGCCATTGAGAAACTGAATTTTTACTCTTGGTAATATCATAGAGTCTAATTTTACGATTTAACCTTTTAGGCAGCGTTGCTCTCGATGATGGCTGCGATACCCTTGCCGTCGTAACGACGTGGTGAGCCACCTGTACGCACAAGGAATGAGTAGATGTCACCATAATAGGTTGGGTTGCCCATATCATCGAACATCTTCACGTCACCCAAGGCACGGCTCACACAGTCTTGCTGCCAGGCAAGACCAGCTGCAAGTTCAGTGGCAGCATCATCCTCGTCCCATTTCAAGATGGCTGCACCATTTGCCGTTGTGCGAAGCA